GGCGGTACAGCTACACCGACCCCGACCCTTAGTACGATGACCGATATTATTAGCTCCTCTAAAACCGTAACCATTACAAACTATGCTTCATACACGCAGCCCTTTGTTAGCGCGTCTGTTTTTATCGGAGCAACAGAAATTGTTAGCACAGCAAATGTAACCGACACCAATGGCGTTTTAACGTGGGAGGATACAGACACCAGCACCTCGACAAGGACCGTAAAAGAGCGGGTGCAGGAGTTTGGCGATTTTGTACAATCCGCAGAGGTGAAAGGAACGTATGGCATACAACTAGCGACATTTAGATATTTTCGCTGTCGTGGGGTTGACTCTGCAGGCAACGCGAGCAGTGCGCGTTTAGCAATATCAAACTGGAGATATACAAGCAGCGGCACAGATTACCCGAGCATCATGACCTCGGACACCGCGCCAACTCCATTTGTTGCAAGCGCGGGTCATGTATATTCTGCAAGCTACGCTCCGTGGAAGGCATTTGATTCAAGCGATTTCACCCTTTGGTATTCTTACCAAACTACAGCCGCAAATAATTACCTTGATATTGACATGGGTGCAACTTATACGTTTCAAAGTGGCATCATTCGAATTCGTTCTTTTAGCGCCGCAACGCACGTTACAATAAGCGGAAGCACGGACGGCACGAATTACACAGTTATAAACGACACAATGTCCTTTGCGTATGACACCAATATTAGCCTACTTTAATGAAATACACGAAAGAACAAATTGATGCGGTTGTTTCTGTGACAGGAGCAGAGCTTTTCATAAATCATGTAATTGGAAATGCATACTGTGAAGCTGTTGCCGTTGGCATGATGTTCAGCCACGACGCGGACGGATTAACAGAAAAGGATATAGTAGCAATTCAAAGCCTTATGCCATCATGAAAGCTCTCAAAATACTCTTTCTCGTAGTCCTCGCATTTGTAGCCATTCCCGTTGGGATCGCGTACTCGGTTGGGGAGTCGCTTTACTTTATCACCTCAGATGTCCTCAGAAGCATTTGGAGAGCCATATACGAGCTATTTCGGGACGTGTCGATAATTGTATCGGTCACGGCATCAAAGTTCCTCAATCGGCTTCTAATGGATTCGGGGGTTCCTTTCGGGAATCATTCCGTTTCCGCAGTCCTGGGAGCCAACCAACGAGAACGAACGCTCACGGGGATTGGTTTATGGCTGACCTTGTTACTCGATAGCATCGAGAAGAACCATTGCCGCAAGGCATCCGAACGCGCAGGGATATGAGCAAAGTAAACGAGACACTAATCGCGTTTGCAGATGATATCCTCAAGAGCGCAAAGAGGCACCTCGGAGGGCGTAGGATCGGCAAGAATAAGAACTACGGAGTCGCTACGGGTACGCTCAAGCGGTCTCTAAATTATCGCGTCCGGGTACGTGGAAACGAGATACGAGAAATCAGCTTCGGAGCGAAAGGCAAAGCGAAGAAGTACGCTCCCTTTATTCACTTTGGAGTGAACGGCACTCGCAAGAATCAAGGGTCACCCTTTACGTTCCGCAAGCAACCTCCGTCCTCGGTCTTTGTGAAGTGGATTAAAGCGAAAGGAATCAAGCTCAGAGATGAGAAGGGTCGGTTCAAGAAGAACACTAAGAGCAATATCAACTCCGCCGCGTTCCTCATGGCTCGCAGTGTCAAGCGGAAGGGAATCGTCGGACTTCGGTTCTACGAGAAAGCATATACAGCGGTATCTAAACGATACACGAAGAAACTCGGAGCAGCATTCGCGGAAGATATCGCGGGTAAATTCAAAGCAAACCTCGGAAACATAACGATCAAGAACTAATGGCTCAATTTGAAGCAGCACCCTCAGATAATTGGATTCCCGCAGGAAGAAAGCTCCTCTTTACACTCAGCCCGAACGAAACTGTCACGGATGACTATCGTTATATCGTGCAGGTTGAAGAGAACGGAACCATCATCTCTAAAATTTACTTGACTCCAAATCCAGCGGATAACGCTTTCTTTGATTTGTCCGAAGTAATAGCGGGACGGGTTGAGGTGGATTCTTTCCAGTACAACTCGACCGCGGCAATTCACAATTTCTATACAAAGATGTTCACTCGGTCGAATGACAATATCAAGCGATATCGCGTTCTCGTTGGACACTTCGACGGCACTTCCGAAGAGTTGGCAGAAGACTCTTCTTCATACTATTACCACTTTGACGGATACGAGCAACTTGCGCAAGGGTTAGATCCCAGCTTCTCGGATTATTACGGCACCGCTTCAACAAAGAAAGTCTGGTTAACAGATCGTGAACCCTCGAATAATGTCATCGAGGTAAGTGCAGGTATTGAAGACAACGGGGTTGCAGCGTTCATCAACAGCGACGATACCGGGTCACTCATTACGAGGATGACCATAAACACATACGACACAGCCGGAAGCCTTGACGATACCCTGACATATATCGTAAACTCAACGAATGGAGGTCTCGTCCCTACTACTACATGGAACGACTCTAACAACAATGCCAGCCTTCTTTATGCCTATGTCTATCCGGCTTCGTTGACTGCAATCACAAGCGCTCTAAATTCCGTTACAGGGGGTTGGGGTCATTACGATGTTATCCCTTCAACGGATTCCGCACCAACAGGAAACATCCTTCGCATTCGTAACAATTGCAGGAACACGAAGAACGAGCCTGTTCAGTTGGGTTGGGCGAACACTCGGGGCGGGTGGGATTATATCCGCTTTAATGGCAAGAAGCAAAAAACCGTAACTCGCGAAGAGAAGATATATCGAAAAATCGTCGGCGATTACAGCGGAGCGCAATTCGAACTCGCTACAAGCGCACGCGAAATTAAGCCGTATCAACTCGAAGCGAAAGAGACCTATCAACTCAATAGCGTTCTCACCATTGAGGAGGTGACGTTGCTTCAATATTGCATGAGGTCAAAGAATGTCATGGCACGAATCGACGGCACTTGGGTTCCGGTTACTATCCAAACGAACTCGATGCAAATCGAAGAGGAAACCGTCTCGAAGGTGTTCATCACTTCGTTCAATGTTGAACTCGCACAAACTATCCGATGCTAAGACTAACCCTTGCAGGAAACGAAATCGAACTCTACGAGAACGAGCCGGTGAATCTGAGTTATCAGTTCTCCGATATCCAAGATATAAACGCTTCATCCTCGAGCTTCTCGCAGACCTTCCGCGTACCTCTCACGAAGAAGAATCAAGACTACTTCGGGGCGGTGAATGAGTTCGGTCTTATTACGACATGGGATCCGAAGGTGAAGGTCGATGCGGAACTCACTTACAATACGATTCCGGTAATGCGGGGCTTTGCCCAGGTCAAAGCGGTATACGTTCAAAAGGGCAAATATGCAGACGTTGAAATCGCGGTATTTGGTGAAACGGCTAATCTCTCGAGGGATATCGGGGACGGGATGCTCACCGACCTTGATTTGTCTTCATACAATCATACGCTCAACGCAACCAAGATTGAAGAGAGTTGGTCAGACAACTTGTTTGGCGGGGTCATCAAATACGGCATTCCCGATAAGGGTCAGAATTGGACTTCTTCCAATATATGGACATCAACAAACCCGCTCGAGCACGGGGACTTTACACCATACTTGCAAGCCTCGAAACTCTTCGAGGAGATTATGACCGAGGCGGGTTATACCTACGACTCTAATTTCTTGGGCAGGATGACCGATGTTTATCTCGCTTTGTACAACGGCAACCTCGCTATATCTGGAAGCGAAAACCCCAACGGATATACTTTGCTCGTTGGCTTTCAAAGCGATACAACACTCACCCCGGCAAGCTCGAACACGTATTATCCAATTACCCTCAGCGATACAAGCCCCTTTTTTGACACGGGAAGCCGTTGGGTAACGGACACATATACGGCACCATTTCGAGCGCGTTACCGCTTGCGATTAAATGTGCTCGGTGAAATGAGCGACACAAGCCACGAGATAACAATCGCCGTCACCGTCAACGGTACTCCCGTATGGATACCGATTGAAGATGAACCGGGAGGGGTTTTTAATGGCAATTTTTACTCGTTTCTTTTAAGCTCTGAGGGCGTTCTTTTGAATACGGGAGATACGTTGAGGCTCGAGTATCAAATGAATACAGGAGGAAGCCACAGCGTTACCTTCACGGGTGCGGGATTTGGTCAAGAGAAAACGAGTCTTGAAATCGTATCCGTCACAAACCCAATCTCGGGACAGACTGTAGATGTTGCCGCCAATATGCCGCAGATGAAGCAGATTGATTACATCTCAGGGCTTCAGAAGATGTTCAACCTTGTATTCATTCCGGATCGCAACAACGCGAAACATTTATCAATTGAGCCGTTTAACGATTACATGGCGAGCGGAACGCAAAAGGATTGGACAAATAAGATTGACCTTTCGAAAGACATCACCATCGCACCAACAACCGACCTCCAAGCGAGGCAGTACGATTGGACGCATACCAACGGGAAAGACCTTGTCAACGACATAGTGTTCAAAAATGCTTCGCGAGTTTATGGAAGGTATCGGGTTGATGACCCAGAGAACGACTTCGCTTCAGGCAACAAAGAAATAAAGTCACCCTTTGCACCTCACGTCGCTTCATATATCCCCGGCACGCAGTACGCGGTTCATCGGATGTTGATTGATACAGAGCAAGACGATAAGACCATCAAAGACCCTCTCCCTCGTATGGCGTTTTGGAATAGCCAAATCAACGGGACGATATATTATCAGAACGACGCAAACAATGCGACTATAACAGAAACCCAATATCCCGCCTTTTCGCAGTTCTCCTCACTCGATGCAACAATAACAAGCGATGACCTCGGATTCGGTGCGGAACGTCCATTTCATATCGTTCAAGCCAACCCGCTGAATACGCTCTATTATCGTTATTGGAGACCGTTTGTAAATGAGTTGTATTCCTCCGATGCTCGAAAGCTCACCGCCTTCTTCAGGGTCACTCGCTCCGAATTAGCGACGTTCGAGTTCTCCGATAAGGTTTACATCAAAGACACGTATTGGAGGATTCTTTCGGTCTCGTATGATGCAACAAGCGATGACCTCGTGAAAGTGGAATTACTCAAAGTCCTGGGAGATATTCGGGATTGTTTTTGGCTCCCGATATCTATCGACAAATCGAACGGAGAGATTCGCTTTGAAAACGCCGCAGGCACGAAGGTATATCAACTAAGCCCGAATTTTAGTTCGTGTTGCACGAAGTACGGATATATCTACAACGAAACGAATCAACGCTGTTACCAACCCTTCGAACAATGAGGAATCTTGACAATCATCGTTATATAGGAGAGGCGATCCAATTACTCCAGAACAAAGGCGAGA